TTTAACCGTGTGGCCTATGTCGCCCCATGATTGTTCCTGCCCTGTAATTGCATTCACGGTCTGCCGCGTAGCCTCCGCCGCAATTGCAACCGCCGCCGCGATTGCGACAAACGGCGCGGCTGTAGTTATCGCAGACGCAACCGCCGCACCAATTCCGGTAGCAGACAATGCCCCACCCGCCGCCGCTGTTGCTGCGCTTCCGCCTATTCCAAAACTGGCCGCAATGCCCTGAACAGTTGCAATAGTGGATACAATTTGAGACGCGGTAACAAGCATTCCTCCCAATACGGTCAGGGTTGCACCAATTCCCAAAGCCGCCTTGATTGCACCTGGATTTTTCTCCGCAAAAGCGGCAATTTTTTCAACAATATCCATTGCCCGCTCCAACGTCGGTAACAATATTTCAGCCGTAACCCGTCCCAACCTTACCTGGCTTTCCTCCCAGCGCCTCGACAATTCAACAAGCCGTTTTGACGTTTCCTCATTTTCCCCGGCTGTATCTGCATATTTTTTCATTGCCACCAGGAACGGCGCGGTAATTGCCGCGCCCGCCATTGCAAGACGGCTTCCCACCTGCGCCATTTTTTCCATCTTCTCGCGGGTGCGGTTGGCTTGCTCTTCTGCCTTTTTCAACGATTTGGCAAGCGACATTTTACGGGCTTCCTTGTCAATCTCGCCCATCAGCCCTTCGACGTAACGAAGTTCCTGCGCTAATTCGCCAGCGTTTTTGTCGCCGTTTTTTAGAGCCGCTTGTAAATCCTTGCGAAGTTTGACGGCAGACCTGTCGAGGAACTCAAAATCTTTCTTGAGTTGGTCAACAGTTGCCCCCTTATCCGCTTCTAGGCTTAGAAGTAATTCAATTGTCCGAGTTGGCATCGTGCTTTTTCCTTATTGCTTCATAAACACTATCCAGCGTTATCATGTCGTTTAGAAGAGCCTCATTTTCTTCCATGATTTGCGACGGCAGGAATTTCCTATCAGTCGCCCGCCATAAAACCCACACATCATACGCTAAAGGGTGATTGAGTTCTATGACGGGCGGGAGTTCGTTATCGTCCTGCTGGACGATTTCACTCATCCGTTGGTAGATTCTGACAGTTGTTGATCTGTTTTTTTTTCCTGGTCAGGCAAGGCAAACCAATGCGGATTGAGTTCCAATGCCGCCAGGTACAAAGTATCAATCTCTGTCTCTTTGAGTTCCAAAAACTCATCAACCGAAACGTGAGGAATGACACACCCGAATACATGCGGGTAAATGGCAAGGGTTGTTTTTAATTCCGCATCATCGCCCGCGTATTCTGCGGCCTGTTCCATCATGCGGATTTTTCGGACAGCCTCGCGCATTCCAGCCTCGCGGACTGTGTATTTACCTATCTTTTTTTCGACAAGCATCTATTCCTGCTTTCTTTATTCCACATCGACGGCGGTGTCTGCCATCTCGTACATGCAACGGACAATATCGCCATTGGTCAAAGCCGCGCCGAAGGTAATCCCGTCCGCGTCGGCGGTGTAGTGTACCGCGTCGGCGTCTGCGCCGTAGGTCATCAGCGTTCCGTTCTTGGTGACGGTAATCGACCCAGACCCAAGATTTACAAACGGCAGGTCGGTGTCGAAATCATACGCCGCTTCTGCGCTGGTCGTTTGCCACGCGGCAAAACCAAGCCGATAATTGGACTGGTATTCAATGACTTCCGCGCTGGTACATCCATCGTCGGCGGTTGTCAGCGCAAGTCCTGTGATGTGCTTGCTTGACGCATTCGGTTGGACGAAATAAACATGGTTGCTTTGTTCGCGGCTCTTGCTCTTTGGCTTCGGAACAATTACGCATTTGGGCAAAACGTAGGTTGACCACCCGCGCACGCCCGAAGGCAACTTGCCCTGAGAGTACACCACGAGGGCGACTGTCGGCTCTGTCCCTTGCTGGTTACTGCCCCACGCGAGGGAATACACGTCACCAAAGGTACGGACGTTCACGTTAAGCAGGTGTTGGAGCGTATCGAAATCGGTACGTGATACCTCGAGGCTACCGCTTGCAGTGTCGAGGCTGGGCAAAGTGTCGCGCTGCAATACCTGATTGTTTCCTGGATGGGCAATGCTTTCAGGGTCGGGCGGTTCATAGAGGAACGTAACCGGGCCGCCAACAGAAAGCCCGCCGTAAACGGTGGCATTCGATGAAGTGATAAGCCCGTCATCCTGGTCAAGCGCGTAAATGCGCGCTGCGTTCAATCCAACTACAAAGATTTTTTTTGTGGGTGCTGTCATAGTTACTCCTATATCAATTCGTTTAGCGTCAGGTCGAATTTGACGCCGTAAAAGTAGACGCCGCTCCCTGCGGGATATTCAAACTTTCCCGTCTGTGCGGTGTAATTCAATGTCTGTGTCTCAGTACTGTACCCGTGTATAACTTGCCATATCAAAAACAGTTTATCAAGATAGGCAACCTTGTACCGCTGCAAGACTGGCATTTGAATCGCGGGCGAAATATCGCGGGCGACGGTATCCAGTAAAAACAAATCTGTGATGTTCCATGTCGCATTGATACCCGCTCCCTTGAAAATCTCGCCGCTGTCGTTTGCCGTTTGTGTGATAATGCGGCAAGGCAGATGGGCGGTTTGGATGCTGTCGGCTTTTTCGTCAATGTTCAATACGTTGGCGATGACGGTTGCGCCGCTCTTGTCCTTGAAGGAAACGGACATCGCTTCGAGGTCATCAAAGAAAGTTAGCAGGAGGCTAGTCATCAGTTTCTGACCTTCCGCTGGTAAACTTTCAGGGTGTCGGTTACATCCTGCGGCAAAGTGGACGGCATGATAACCGAGCCATCGCCCGCCAAAATCGGGCGGTCACTATCGCCCTGCTGGGTGTCCTTTTGACGATATAACCACGCAGCGAGGCGGCGACAAGCCCGCACAATATCATTCGGCGTATAAAGCAGATAGGCGGTGGTGTCTGTGTCATTGCTTGCTGTTTGCGTCCATGTGATAGCCGCGCCGTTGTTGGATGTGACAGTAAAGATACCGTTGAAACTTGTATCAGCGCAACCAACCACAAACACGGTTGCACCTAACATGACATCGGACGCCACACTTGCGGTCACAACGTTTGTACTGCGTGATAACGCCGTGATGGTCGCCTTCCCCATATACGCCCATCGTCCCGTAACCTCTATTGCGTTTTCGTGGTCGGTGTTGTATGTCCAGTAATAACCAGAATCGGACTTGATTTTTACCGCATAAAAAGGCGCGTCATTGCGGGGTTGGGTCACGACGCTTGACGTGATGTTTGTTCCACCCCCGTCCGTGATACCGGTCAAATAGGCAAGGTCGTCGTCGAAGTAGAGATAATCTTCCATCACATCTGCCAGCGGGTCGAAATATCGGACGGTATCAGCGGCGGCGGAAAAGCGACGGGCGCAAAATGAATCAATGCGGCTTGACGCTTCATCAAGCATTTGTTGAAGCAGGTCATCCTCCGCGCTGGTAGCGGATGAGATGTTCAAATAGCGTTTCAATTCTGCCAGTATGCAATAACTCATTTTATGCCTCTATCAAAACGCGCCCGCCCGCGTTGGCAATCACATCGTACTTTTTGAGGTATTCGATATTCTCTTTGTAGACTCCGAGCATCGCGCCAGCCTCATAAGCACGCTTGACCATCTCCTGAATATAAATCCGTAACTGCTGCGCGGCGGTCTGGTTGTTGCTTTGATTCCAGACGTTCCAGACATATTCAACCATGCCGCCGAAGTGCCATATCAGAATTCGTTTGGCTTCGAGTTCGTTTTGGGCTTTCGCCGCCGCGTTCTCGAAGCCGCCTCTGTCCGCATAGCGGCTTCCAAACTTTTGGTATCTGTCCGATTCAGACAGTGCGCCCGCGTGTTCGCCTGATAACAGTGCGGCGGCTTGTAGTTCTTTTGCCAGTTCTGGAACTTTGTTAAAGTCGTAATTCCTGATTGCTTTCAATGTGGCGTCAGTCAAGTTATTCAAACTTTTTTCAGCGGCTTTCCAGTTGTTTTCGTTGAATACGGAACGCTGCATAAAATACTCTGCGCCAAAACTGAAATTGCCTTCATAGCCATAGCGGGGTGAGTTGAACAAGTCCGCGCCCACGTGGGTGATGGTGTTGACCACGTTATCCGCGCCAAGTTTCCCGCGTAGAAAGCCCATCCAATAAGCGTACCCAAATTTTTGGTAATCGTACTCACTGGCGGATAATCCCATGCCGTGAATTTCGATGTACTCGTAACCTTGCAGGATTGCCAACGCCGCCATGTATGCGAAGGTCGTGGTAAACATTTCAGCCCCCGCAAGTTTCAAGGCGTCCTCTATCGGGTAGCGTATGCCGTCAGGCACAAGCGGGTCAATGTCTTGCATGTAAATCGGCTTCTTGCGGCACTGCTGCAACCATTCCCAATGCTTCGGGTCTTTGGTGTTGTGTCCTGTGTAAATGTTCGGGTCGTGCATCTGAAAAACGGCTGTCCAGCGTTTACACCATTCATGGTTTGCCGCTTCGTTGAATACCCAAATATCAAAAGCGGTATCTTCAAACGGGGCAAGGTGTCTGCTTGCTGGGTCGCTTCCTACGATGGCAAGTTTTTTCAACTCGTGCGCTTTCTGCTGGGAGGGCTTTTATACCCTCCCAGCATCATTTGATTAGGTAGCAGACTTGTGGGTCAGTTGGGCGTAACGGGGTTCGAGAACAACCCATCCCGCAAGCAGGGTGGCAGTGCCGCCCGCGTCGGGGGTGACAACAGCGCGGATGTGCGAGGCGTCAGCGAGTTCGGTATCCAAGCCCGCAAAGTCAACGTCAATCGCAAGGATTTTGTTATCGTCGGTGGTGGCGATACTCACGCCCGAAGAAGTCGCGGCGGAAATCGCGCCCCACGTATTCGCGCCAACAGCACCGCTCAGGCGGTAGTTGAACGCGATTGCGGCTTCGCTTCCAGACGCGGCAGCGGTTGCGGCTTCCAGCGTGACGGTGATAGCCTGGTCAGCGGATGCGGCAGTAATGCTACCAAAGTAAAGGAACACCGTCGCATGGAGCGCATTTTTCAGCGCAACAAACGGGGTGGCGGTTGCGACAGCCGCGATGTCCTGCGGGGCAACCAAAGGGACAATATTTTCACCAAAAACGAATCGAGCGTCTTTCATTTTGTCACCTCATTAAGTGGCGGAGCCAAGAACAACAAACGGCGACTGGGTATTTGTTCCCTTGTACGGGGTAATCGCAGACGCCAGCGCGGTTTGTCCATCGGCGCGGTAGAGGAAGCGAAACACTTCCTGATCGGTCAGGAATTCAACGTGAATCGATGACGCCGATTCGACGCCGCCCTTTTCCCAAAGCAGGTATTCGCTCATATCGGCCAACAGGATGTCGCCAGTTGTATTCAATGCGGCATTGAATTCAGTTTCTACGACGGGGCGTCCATAGAGCGTCCGAACACCCTCGGCGGTATAACCCGCATACGGGAACAAAACCGTCGTGCTTCCAACCGCGAAAAGTTTATCCAATTGCGGGGCGGTCTCACTGTTGACGTACCACTTGGCGCGGGGCTTGTTGCGAATGCTCATCCGTTGCCACATGGCCGAAATATCTGTGCCGAGAATGGACGCGCCGGTATCGCGGGTAACGGTAATCAATGCGCCCGACTGCATGACGCCCTGGGCGCCGGAGACGCCCAGTCCATTCATGATGTCATCATTG